TTCGCAAGGTTCTCGATTACAACCACTTATCTGTTCTTGCAGCACTAGAGGATTTCAACTAAATGGCTTTTATAAAGAACTCGAACAAACTGGAATTGATGTGTTGAATGGAATTAAAGATGATGATTCCCTATTCACTGCAATCTATACTTTGGATGATGATGATGATTATAAAGATGAAAAAAAATGGATAAAAGCAAATCCCAACCTTGGTATTTCCATTAATGAAGAATTTTTGACACAACAAATCAAGAAGTGCGAAAATAACCCCATCCAGGAAGTATCAATCCGCACCAAGTTATTCAACCAATGGGTTTCATCAAATAGTACATGGATTCATTTACAGAACGTTGCCAATTTAATGGAAGTTGTTGATTTACAGCAATATAAGGGTATGTTCAGTTATGTTGCGTTTGACTTGGCTGCTGTGTCTGACTTGACAGCATTATCTATTATGATTCAAATTGATGATAAGTATTTATTCAAAACATTTTACTATTTGCCTGAATCATGTTTAAAGGATAACGTTAATTCACAACTTTATAGAGAATGGGCAAAAGGTGGTTATCTTACCGTTACCGCTGGCAATGTTACCGATTACAATTATGTGTTTAATGATATCAAGAAAATACAGAACACATTGATAATCAACAAGATAAGTTATGATGATTGGAACAGTCGTGATTTTGTCATTAAGTGTACAGAGGATGGAATGCCAATGGTGCCATATAGTCAGTCGATAGGTAGTATGAATAGACCTACCAAGGAATTACAAAGATTAATTTTGTCAGAAAAAATTGTTATTGATAGAAATCCAATCACTTTGTTTTGCTTTGAAAATGCCGTTCCCAAATGTGATTGGAATGATAATGTAAAGATTGTGAAAAATACACCAATGCAAAAGATTGATGGAGTAATTGCGATGATAATGGCACTTGGAGGATATTTGCAAGAAACACATTATGATAATGAAATAGCAGTTTCAAATTTTGAATAAATCACTGTCTATCAACTATTTATATAAAGATATATCATTTTTTTAATATGTTAACAAATGTAAAGAAATTCTTTGGATATGAAAACAAAGAAAACAGAAATATAGGTGAGTATATTCCTCCAATGGCGCTTAACTATGGAGGTATATACGCCTCATTTGGCGCCATGAATTTGTCCGCTGCATATCGGTCGATAGAATTAATTAGCGATGGAATTGCAATGTTGCCAATTAACATTAAAAGGGTAAATTCAAAAGGTAAGAACAACTATTTGTTTAATCATTATCTTAATTTATTGTTTGATAATGACAATAAACAGATGTCTAAATACTTGTTAATCAAGCAGTTAATCCAATCAGTGTTGGTACGTGGTAATGGCTTTGCATATATTGAAAGAGCAAATGACGGTACACCAATTAATCTGCAATTTCTTGATTCTTCTGATGTTGTGATAAATTATGACAAATATAATGGTACGTTAAATTACACCTGCAGCCAGATATCAGCACTTCCAATTCCTCCATCAAATATGATACATCTAAGGAAGAATACATATGACGGTATAAATGGAATTTCAGTATTAACATTCGCAAAGCGTAGTTTGGATTTAGCAAGTAATGTCGAAAATAGCGCAAGCGATTTTTATGGCAAGGGTGGAAATGTGTCTGGTATATTAAAAGTTAACACCAATTTAAATAAAGAGCAAAGGGAGCAAATTTTATCAACTTGGAATCAGTCATTCACTAATTCAAATACGTCAATTGCAGTTTTGCAAGGTAATATGGAATTCCAAAAGTTGTCACTCAATGCTGAAGAAACTCAAATGTTACAGACAAGACAATACAATGTTGGTGATATTGCAAGATTTTTCGGAATTAATCCAGTTTTGTTAGGTCAAAAAGATAGTTCATCGTACACGACATTGGAAATGGTGCAAAGTGACTTTTTGATACATACATTGATGCCATATATAGCAATGATAGAAGAAGAATTTAAATTAAAGTTGAATCCAGACAAGAATATCAAGATTGAATTTGATGTTAATTATTTGCTGAAAACAACAAAACAAACAGAAGCAAGTTACTATTCAACATTGGTATCAAGTGGTATAATGACAGTTAATGAAGTTCGTAAAGAGTTGGGTCTCAGCGAATTAGAAGGTGGAGACAAATTGACAATGGCATTTACTGATGTCAGTCAGAATACAATTGCAGATGCTTCCAAGTCAGATGAAGTTAATTCAAATAATGAAGAAAAAAATTAACATAGGATATGGAAATTGAAAAAGAAATAAGAAATGTACAGTCAGAATTGAAAAATGAAGACAGACATGTAAGTGGATACGCTATCAGATTCAACGAAGAATCAAATTTTCTTGGATTTTATGAAATTATTTTACCTTCTGCAATCGATGATGACACAATAAAGAGAAGTGACATATTTGCCCTTCTCAATCATGATACTGAGAAGGTATTGGCAAGATGCAAATATGGTGTTGGAAATTTAAAGTTAACCATTGATAATCAAGGTGTTAAGTATGATTTTGACGTATTGGAAAATGAACTTGGTGATACACTATTATCTTACATTCGTAGTGGTATCATTGACAGTTCATCTTTTGCCTTCTCACTTCCAACTGATGATGATGAGTGTCAAAAATGGACGAAAAATACAAAGACAGGCAAGATTAAAAGATATATCAAGAAGATTGATAAACTATATGATGTCAGTCCAGTATATCAGCCAGCATATAGCACGGCAACATGTAGTTGCAGAAGTTTTGACAAATTTATGGCTGAGGAAGAAAAGAAAAAAGAAGAATTGACCAAGAAATATGATGATTTTTTGGATGAAATTAATAAATTATAATAAGAAAAGTGTTATTTTTTCTAAAATGTAAATATTTATAAATATGAAAGACAAATTGAAAGAAAAAATCAATGAAATAGTCAATAACGCAAAGAATGAAGGGCGTGAATTGACTGATGATGAGCAACTGTTGGTTGACGCACTTACTTTTCAATTAAAATCACTTTCTGATGATAAAGATACAGAAGTATCTGATACAGAGGAAGTTAAGGAAGAAAAGAAAGATGATGATGCTGAAAAACCTGATACAGATGATGAATCCAAGTCAGATGAAGATGAAAATGTAAAGGAAGTTGCAGAAAAAGAAACAGAAACTGATACCCCTGAGGCAGACGACACCAAGAAAGAAGGTGATTCAGAAGTGTCTGAAAATGAGGAGGTTGAGGAAGAAGAAGATAAAGAAAAAACTAATAAAGATAATCGAAATATTAATATTAATATGAACAAAGAATTTAAACTTATTCGTGCCATTTCGCAAATGGCAAATGGTCAGCCACTTGATGAAGTTACAGCAGCAGTATGTGAAGCAGGAAGAAATGAAATGAGAAGTGCAGGCGTTAGTGCTGAAGGTGGCATTATTCTTCCAACGGAGAAAAGAGATATAACAGTTACTGATTCAGTTGGTGCAAGTGTAGGCGTGGATGTTGCTGACATTTTGGCACCACTCCGTGACAACTTGGTACTTGTACAGGCAGGGGCACGTTATATGAGCGGCCTCAAAAATGACTTGAAACTTCCATATGTTCTTGGTAGTGAAGCAAAATGGGCAAGTGAAGTTGGTAATGTTACTGATGATAATGCATCTGTAAGTGGTGTAACTTTGACACCTAAGCGTATATCTGTAATTCTTCCAGTGTCAAAGCAATTCCTTATGCAGTCAAGCAATTCTGCAGAAGCAATTTTAAAACAAAATATTGTAGATGCAATTGCAGAGAAGTTGCAGAAGACAATTCTTTCATCAAATACTACAGATGCAACAGCACCAAAGGGTATCTTTGCAGCAACTCCAGTATCCGCAAAGACATTTGCTAAGTTATGCGACATGGAGGCAGCAGCAGATGAAAAGAATGTTGGTCAAAATCGTACCTATATTGTAGGCAATAAGGCAAAGGCATCACTCAGACAGTTACAGAAGGGCACCAATAACACACAGATGGTATATGCTAATGGTGAAATTGACGGAACCCCTTGTCTTTCAACGACTTCCGCACCTGAGAACGGTGTACTTTATGGTGATTTCTCTCAACTTTATATCGGTCAATTTGGTGGTATTGAAGTAATTGTAGACCAGTACACACGTGCTGCCAAAGGTGAAGTTGTATTAACTTGCAATGCTTACTTCGATGCCGCATTGGTACGTCCTAACTGTGTAGTATCTGGTGATGTTACCAAGGCATAATTGAATATTAATTCAATTTAAAACAACAATAAAAAAAGGGTGGTGACAGATTTTGCCACCATCCTTTAATTTTATAACACATTAAAATGAATCATTTAACACTAAAATTAATTAAAGAACATCTTAATCTTGATAATGACTTCACGATGGATGATGAATATTTATCCATATTAGGTGATGTCGTTGAAAAGGTAGTTGAACGTCATATTGATGATTCATTTGCATATCTTGCCAATGCTAATGGTGGCAAATTACCAGCACCATTAATTCAGGCAATGTTATTGTTGCTGGGCACATATTATGCTAACCGTGAACATATTGCATTCAATGCTAACTATGAAGTTGGAAATTCATACACATTCTTAATTGATTTATACCGCAATTATTCTGCAAGTCACTCTGATTCGAGCAATTACACACTTATTAATTCAATTGATGAGTTAATGAAGAAGAATAAAGAACTGAATGATAAAGTTGAAAATATTAAAACTGAAAATTCTGAACACTTATCAACATTGTCAACTTCAATTCAAAATATGAAGGAAAGAGTTGATAATAATGAAAGAGAAATTGGAAGAATTAATGGTGATATGTCGTCAATGATGAGTATGTTAAATACTCATGAAAGTCAGTTGGGACAATTGGATGTAGTACGTGGAGAAGTTGAAGTTTTAAAATCAGATGTTAATGAATTAAAAGAAAAAACAATAGAAAGTACTGATTCTGTGGAAGTTACAACTGACGGAAATTCAACTAAACTTGATGTAAATGAAATAAATGGAGGAAAATTCTAATGCGTGCTGGACTACTTACAGAAATAATCAAAATTAAAAGACGTGTTACCAAGGTCAACGACTCTGGACAAAAAGAGCATAAATATACAGATTTACGAACCACACGTGCAAGGGTGATATACACCAGTGGTGCCCGTGATATCGAAAATAAAGATATAGTTTGGGAATATAGTTACAAATTTGAAGTGTGGGATTATGTTGACGTAACAGAAAAAGATATAATCGAGTACGATACAAAAGAATATAGAATAAAGTCGATAAACCACGATAAGAAGCAACAGAAGAAGATAATATCAACTGAATTAATTACTGAATAAAAATGGAAAACACTGGAATTACTTGGTATTCAAATGGTTATGACGTTTGGCTTGACAATATTAATCCAAGCAAATTGAAAACTGCTTTGCGAAGTGGACTAAAAAAAACATTACAAATTGTCAAGAAAGAAGCGCAAAATAATCTCAAAAGTGTAACACCAAATTATAATTCAGGTAATAATAAATGGGGACTTCGCTTGATAAAGGGTGTGATGACCAAACTTTACAAGGCGCAAAAAAATGATGTCCGTGGTGTTGTAGAAATCATGGGTAAAGGCAAGTCAGCAGATTTTCGTTTGAAATTCTTTGAAAATGGCACCCAGGCACGCTTCACGAAGAATGGCTGGCATAGGGGCAAGATGAAATCAACTCCATTCTTCAACCCAGCCGTTGAATCAACGAAGGGAGAAGTTGAAGCATCATTGGATGGTAACTATCAAGAAGCACTTGAAAATGCATATAACAAGTTTATTATCAATACGTTAAAGAAGAAATAATATGAGTGGAATATCAATTGACAGCAAGATTTACAAGATTTTAAAAGAAAGTGCAAAGATACAATCAATGGTTGGTGATGAAATTTATCCAATAGTTAAGAACACGGACAAAATTGATGGACCTTTCATCGTGTATCAAAAGGACACAGTTACACCATCAACTGCAAAGGGACTATCTGTTGCAGATGAAGTTTCTTTTGGATTTTTAATTGTATTCAAAAACTTGGACAAAACGTTGGAAATTGCTGAAATTATCAGGAATTTATTTGAATTACGACAAGATGATTTCTTCTATCG